TTCCGTTTTTGCTCGCCAATAAATCCGGGAAGCCTCGACCGACGGCGTGCATCGAACAAACGGTGTAGCCTGCCAGGCGCAATGTCTCAACAATCAGGCTTTGGTTGGCATCAACTTTTGCGGCGTATCTCATGCCAACGCCTCCAGCGCCTTGACGGCTTCCAGGTACACTTCATGCTGTCCGTTGCTACCTACGCATGGCGGCTTTCTCTGCTGGCGGCACGCCCAGCCTTTCAGCGGGCAAAAGAAGCATTGCTCACTCGGTACAGGTCCATACGGGCGATTATGCCCGGTAAGCGTGGTAATGTCCGTGGCGTTCTTGTTGCGCTTTGTGTTCCACGCCTCAGCCAGCGCCGCCCGCTTGATCTTGCGGTTGATGTTGTTCTGCTTGCGGTCATGGATCTTCTTACACAGATCCGTACAAAAGCTGGTCCTGACGCCGTATATCCTGCCGTTCGTGTCATACATGTGGGCGTCATATTCTTTGCCGCAGTTTTTGCATGTTCGCATTTGCATAGTCAGTTCCTCGAAAAACTCTCTACCATCCCAGGCACGGGGCATGTATCGATCAGGTATCGATGCGCTACCGTGCGGTCCGGGTTCAGCTGGCTGGTAATGTAGCGGGCGTCCGCCAGCAGGGGGTTGTATGCGATGGCGACGATCCAGGCGTACATATAGAGGGCGTAATCGGGATGGTCAGTGATTTTCATTGTATGCCTCCTGTGTGAATGTCTGCTACCCGGTAGTATTCCGGTTGCATCAATTGTCTAAAGCTGCCAGTGGCGCCCATCGTATTTTTATCGACCAGGACGTCTACGAATTTTGAGTAGCCATCGACGGCTTTCTCTCTACTCAGCAGCACGACCAAATTCGCCTTATCGCTTTTCTCGCCAGCGCCGCGCATGTCGGTGCGATCCATTTTTTCAAACGATGTCGATTTGCCAGCTTTACTCATCTGGGCGACCATCAGCACGGGGACGCCGCTACTCTCGGCGAAGTTCTTTAGCTGTTCGACGTTATCCGCTTCACGCTGGTAGATATTGGATCCGAATAGTTTTATCTGCGTTGCGCTGGCGGAGACTTTCTCCAGGTAATCGAGTACGACCACGTCGCATTGACCTTCTACGTGCAGCCGATACAGTTCGGCGGTTGTTTTTTCCATAGACCAGCCTGGCGTGTGCAGGTAGGTGATGTATCCATCCCAGGATAGCAGCCGGGGGCGTATATCGGCAATCTCTTGCTTTTGCCGCTCCGTCAATTTGCCTTCCTTGATCGAGCGGGCCAAGATGCCGGTATGCCTGGCGGTCCGGCGTAACATCATCAGCCTGCGGTTGAGTTCGTAATGTACGAATACGACCTTGTTTTTGTGTTCCGCCCAGTGTTCGCTAATTGACTCAGCATATAAGGTTTTGCCCTGCCCGTCAGGCGCTGTGACAACGCCCAGCATCCCGTCTTCCAGCGGATCGATCAGCTTGCGCCAGGTGGACCACGGCCACGTTAGCAGTTTGCGCTCCTTCTCCGGCGTGTTGGCGATGCGCTCGTATTCTGAGACCATCGTGTCAACCAGGTCAAACGATTGCATCCAGGTCAGGATTGCGCTTTCGTTGTCGGCTCCGGACAGATGCGCCAGGGTCTCGGTGATCCATTTGCGCAGCTCGTAGGGGTCGTCATCCGTCATGCAGCGCTTGAGTATCTCTTTCGCGAACACTTCGATTTGTACGATTTCAGGGTTCATAAGTGCGCCTCTATGGGTCTTAGTTGTCTTTCGCCATTGACGAACACTTCTTCAAATTCTGTTGGTTCGTCTTTCAGTTTCTTTTTGGGACCACCGCTACGTCCATCTCTTTTCCAGTTTTTCAAGATGCCCTGGACGTATTTCCAACTACGTATGTTCTGCAACACCGCCTCGTCAATAGCGTCCATGCACGAAGTAAGACCATACTCCTCCAAGTCATCTTGTAAAATATCAGATGTTTTCTCGGTGATAATTCCAATATTCTTTTGGTATGCGGTTGCCAGGGTAGAAAAATCTTGACTACTACTAGTAGTAGTTTCTGTTTCTGTTATGCTCTGTTCTGTCTCTGACTCTGTTTCTGATTCTGCTCTGTTCTGTTTCTGTGTAACATTTCGTTTCTGATCCGTTACACCTTCGTAATACTCTTGTTTCTGCTTGCGTTCCCGATGTTGTTTCACTCTCTCGGCTCCAGGTACGGCGCTTTGACGCTTGCTAAAATTGACAACTTCCCAGCCTGTCTTTGTGGCTTGTAGAATACCGGTTGATGCAAGCTGGATAAGATCGGTTTGCAGATCATCGGTTGGCATTCTTAGCAGCCATGCTAATTGGCGTGTGTCTGGCAGTTCACCTGATTTGTCCGGGCATAGTTTTCCAGCCAGTAGAAAAATCTCAATGGCTCTACGCCATAAACGATCAGGCAAGGTTGCCATCTTTGGGTCATCAATAATCTCGTGGTAAAGTTTGATCCAGTAATCTGCCATGTCTAGTTTGTATCCTTAAACGCAGATCGCCCGATTAGCTGAACGCTGTTGTCGACCAAGACAAGCGGGTTTTCTAATCGGGCGATTTACGCACAGAATTATTAAATTGTGTGAAACTTGCGTTCTCGTGCCGTTAAGCACGAAACCCGCGTCTGTCTTGGTCGATGTAAAAATTATACCATAATCCTTTATCATGTCAACACCTTCTCACGCGTCCACCCGAACCTCTTCGCGATCCCGAAAACTGTCGCCACGGTAATCGCGCCCGCCACGTTGCCCGTGTCCTTGAAGCTCTGCCACTTGCGCAGCACCTCGCCCGGCTGCCCGTCGCCCCAGTTCTCAGCCAGCGGCAAGCCAGCGTCGCCGAATGCATGATGGATACCCATCAGCACCTGCACCCATTCGTCATAGTCTATGGACCAGGGCGGAATGCGGCGCAGGGCGTCGGCGACTTCCTGCTGGGATGGTGGCGCCACATAATCCTTACGTGATGCGTGACGCTTCTCTAGCTGCCCGGTCTCGCGGTAATTGGCGATCAGCTTTTTGACGATCTCCAGGGGCAGCACGTTATCTAGTTGGATCATCTCGCAGCCTGGCGCGCCGTAGAAAAAGCGCACCGGGTCTTTGCATTGGCGGTCCGCTGAACCGTACAGCCATAACAGCGATTGCGCAGCCAGGGCGTAGTTTTTAGCCTGCATGATCGGCTCGTCCAGGGTGAAGACCACCCGGGCGCGGGGCGTCTCTGGCGTGTGGCTGATGGTGGTATGCACGAAGGCGGCATACTTACTGATAAATTTATCCTTGCGCAGCCAGGCGATAGTTGACTTCTCGTCTTCGCTATCCAGGTCCAGCGCCAGGTGCTGGCCGAGTAGATAGTTCTCTGATTTGCGCCATTCCTTGTGCTGGGTGGTAATCGCCTGTCCGCGGTAGACCGACTTCATCAGCTCCGGGACGTTCAACTCGGTATTCACGAACGAACCGTTGAATACGTGCCAGAACGGATCACCTTGCGGGATCTTGCGTTTTAGCGCGAACTTAGACACGGCGAGTTTGATGGTCATAGCTGCGGGTAGGTAACGCTAGTCATGGTCTCGAAGAAGAATACAAAACCGGCTTTACACGCATCGCAGGTTATAAAATGCTCCTGGTCGAACGGCAGCGGGTCGAGTTCGATACTCGTCTCGACGTCAGCGCCGCAGTGCGGGCATGGTATGCGGATGGTTGCGAAAGCCGGTTTGTTAGTCATGGTGCGCTCCTAAGCGATATTCACGTATTCTTTTTCTAATGTGTATTTGCCGTTTTTGTCTTCTTGGACTCTGATAAGGGTGATAGTTTCCACACGTTCGATATCATAGAACATTGCGTCAGCATCTACGACGACTTCCATCTCGCGATCAAACTTTTTTAGCTTCTTGATCAGCTCTTTTACTTTCATGGTGCGCTCCTAGAATGGCATATCGTCGTCGAACATCATCGCATCTTCTTCGGCTGCGGCTCGCTGTTCGTCATATTCGCCTTGCATCTCTGCTTCTGCATCGGACTCAGCTTCTTGCGCTAATTCCTCTTCGAAGTAAGTCGTCTCGCTGTAGTCCATTGACTCTTGCACTTCTTCCGCATCATACGGCTCGCCAAGATCGGCGGCTTCTTGCGCTAATTCCTCAGCATCTTCCAGCAGGGCGTCGTCCGACACGTCGTCGAATTCGTGATCGTAGCCGCTGCTGGTGATCGTTACGTGCTTATACGCCAGGGCGTTGATCAGGTTGGCCCGGATACTCCACTCCAGCGCCCGGCGGTTGGCTTCCAGCGCCTGTAGTTCGCCCTCAATGGTTGCCAGCTTGTCGCGCATGGTAGCCTGGTCGTAACGGATGCGGGTCAATTCGTCGTCGTCAATCTCGACGAAGTATCTGGCGGCGTCGCGCTGTTCGGCGTTCTTTCCTGGGTAGCCGTCAGGCTGTGGATACAGCGCCATGCGGCGGTTCTCGAATTCCTGGGTGAGTTGCCAATCCAGGGGTTTGTAGCGTTCTCGCCGGGCGTACAGGGTGGCGAGTTTGTTGCCGATTTCGATTAGTTCGTTCATTGGGTTTGCTCCTTTTTGGTCAATTCGTAGTATTCAATTGTCACGTCAATTTTTGGGGTAAAAGCGAACCAGCGCCCGCAGCCTGGGCTTTCGTCAACGTCGCACCAGGCGGTTATGGGCATGGTTGTAATTTCCAGTTCTATTCTTTCTTGCCATGTGTTGCCGCAGTATGGGCATTTCAGCGTTACTGTCTTTTTAGCCATCGTCTCACCATCCAAAGATGCGCCCGGTGTAGAGCGCGAAAAATCCGTAGCCCAGCCACGCCAGGGCAGCCGGGACAATAAAAAATGCTATACAGAACACGATCAAGGTTATAACGAATTGCTTTAGCCAGGTGATCATTGTCGTCTATCCTTTCGCCTGGGCAGGGGGATCAGCCCCACCCAGGCACGGAGAAGGAGGAGGAAGAATATGTTAGTTAGTTGGTTCTGAGTTGAATTGCTTAGCGGCTTCCATGTCAGCCTTGACTTGCCCGTACAGCTTGCGCAGATCGGCTGTGGTCACATCGTCTGGCGGTTCGGGCGTTACGACACCCATGGCGTCTGCATCGCCTACCAGCTTGTACCAGGCGGTCCAGGCTTTATCATCTGGCTTGTCATTCGTTGCCGCTGGTTGTGCTGGTTTCGTAGGCGCGGGTTTTGCGGGCGCGGGTTTCGCAGGTGATGCGGTTGGCGCTTTCGTCTGGGCTGGCTGCTGTCTGGTAGTCGCTTGCGCAGGCTGTTTGTTGCCGTTGCCAGCGGGCTCTTGCGCAGGTTGTTCCGGTTCTGCTTCCGTGAATTCTGCATCCTGAATTTCATCATCAGGCTCGTTGAATTCATCCGGAGTAACCTCAACTTCTTCGCCGTTTGGCAATGCAACAAATTCGTTTCCGCCCGGTAAAGCCAGGGTGTTGAGATGTCCGATCATTTTAGCCATCCATTGTGGATCTGCTTCGATGGACAGCATCCACTTGACGCGGCGGGCGCGTGTACCGTCTGCGTTAGGGCAGCTAATCTTTTTGGGGCGTCGTCGCAAGATCAGGGGAATGCCAGCGATCAAGCCATTATTGACTGCCTTGAAGGCGTCTAGCTGGGCGGATATATTACCGATGTCGTGCGTGCTAGTGGTCATAACGGTCAGGTATGCAGCGCGTCCCAATTCAGGCACGATGACTTTTAGCCGTCCAACTGGCTTGCAAAATACGGGATGCTTTTTGTTATTCTTGTCGGTCCAATAGCCGACTACCTGCCCGTCAATATAGGGTTTCGGCAAACCTGTTTTAACATCCAGCCCGCCTTTGACGAGAAACTCGCCAGTCTGGGTGTCGATCAAATAAGTAAAATGATCACCGTCGGATCTGGCAACCATGCGCCCGGCTGTGTATCCCTCTAGCCAGGCATCCCACATCCGCTCGATGTCATTGAATGGCAGAACGATCCGTATTTCGGTTGGCTGTTCACCGTAGATCGAGAAAAACTTATCGGACGATTCTTTCTCGTTCTCGTCAAACTCAACCCGGAAGTAGGTTAAATCCCTACCTGGCGCATTGTCTGTTTTCTTGGCGCCTTTTCTAATTTGTCCTATTTCGGGGAAAGACAGTCCCCGGTCAGTTAATCCTTTGATTGCCATGTTTGCTCCTAAAATCCCAGCTCTTCTAATAGTTGCTTTTCGCTTTTGTCTTTATGCGGTGACTGAATAATGCCGATTGTTTTCAGCATATCCTTCGCCTCGACTGAGTCGCTCTGGTCATTCTGGCGCTGTTTCTCTACCCAAAACTTAGTAACAAAGCCGGAGTGAAGAAGCCCGTGTGCGCCGCATTCAATGACATCGAATTCCAGAGATTGACGTTTGCGAACCAGATGTCCCCAGCAGACCGAACACACATAGTCACGAATAAACGCTTCTGATTGGTGCTTATCGACAATGTTGTCGTTCATAGTTGCTCCCTATAAGTTGATTTCATTTTGTGCTGCGCCCGGCATACCCGGCAGGCGTCGCTAATCGGGGTACATTCGCAATCGCCGGTCTCGTATACGTGGCGGAAGTAGGCTTGCTGGGCTTCGATTGCCCGGTGTTCAGCCTGGCTGATGTCAACGATGGTGATAGTCTGCGGCAGGCTGCGGTTGCCAATCTGGCGATAATACTCGTCGCTGAGATAGTCGAACCGCTCCCAGGCTTTCTCCATCTTGCCTTCCAGCTCGATTTCCTTATCCAGCTGGGTGATGTGTCTAGCAAAAGTTACGTTCATTTCTGCTCTCCGTTACGTGCTGCGTTCAAGTGTTGTTTGATTATCTGGCTGGCGTCAATCGCATCTGCGGTGCGACGCACGATCTCGATGGTGGATAGTTTGTCAGTGTTATCGCGTACCGGTCTCAGCGTTTTGGCGATGCGCTCAGCCAGGGCGATGGCTTCCATACGCGCCCATTCTGCGTTATTCGGCCAGCGCTTAGCTTTCGTCATGGCGATGTTCCTCGATCTCGTGACGTGTAGCAGCCACGTATCTGGCGGCGTCGCCTAAGATCATGGGCGTACCGCTGGCGGCAAAGCAGATCAGCGATGTGATCCCGGCATTCCAGTCGATCAAGGTGTCTACCAGGGCGATGCCAGCGATAGTCACGAGAACCCCGGCGGCTACCCAAAAGGCGGTGTAGGGTTCCATCCAACCGGATCTGCGCGCCCAGTTGATTGCCTGGTTGAAAAGCACGCCAAAGGCGAATAACCCGAAAAGCACCGAAATGACGCCGATTGTGTTCCCGTTCATGACTCGCCCTCTGATAAAAAGCTATGCTTTATTTGAGGAGGTATTACTTGCGTAAATTTATTGTTTCGTGCTATACTCATATTGTTCAAGGTTTATCCTTTCTGCTCTGCCCGATGGTTGCTCCCCGTCGGGCGGAAGCGTTTAAGCGGATTGACCGAGTAAATGTGCAAGCGCTTGACGGATCATTTCACGTGACTGGATGGGATCATCCGGCAGCCCGTGGGGGAAGTAAGCGCTCAACAATTGCGCCAGGGTGGTCAGGCTACTCACGAGACCACCTTTTGCATTTCCGCAGTTTCAAAATAGGATGGATCGATTGCCTGGATACAATCCAGAGCAAAATCGCGCCGCCAGTCGCTGTAACGCATGGCAAGCGCGAGTAGGTGGTATTTACCGGCAACCGTTGAGCCGCTTTCCCAATTGCTGATGGTGGTATGGGTAACGCCAAGCGATGAACCGAAATCTCTCAAGTTCATCCCCATAGTCTTGCGTGTATTTTTCACTGATTCTTGAAAATTTACCATGTGATACTTGCTCCTTCGTAATGGTAGTCTAACTACCAAAATAATACCATAGTTACCATATGTTGTAAAGGGTATTGCCATAACCAATTTCTAGATATAATAAAAAAGTGGATAGATTTATCGCCTGGTTTACGGACAAGTTCCTGGAATGGCAAAGGCTGTCAGGAAAGAGGAAAACGGTTGCTGAGTTTTCCGAGTACCTCGGCATACCACGCTCAATACTAAGCCATTACATGAATGGGCGAAATATCCCGGCGGGCGAAAACGTCGATAAGATTGCAGCTGCGTTTGGTCCCGAAATATACGACATCCTGGGGCTGGCGCGCCCAGATCCGTATCTCGACGAGATCCGCACGGCTTACGATAAAGTCATCAAAGAAAAGCGTGATCATTTTGTGGTCACAGTCAAGGAGTTGGCTGAACTGCAAGAAAAGATCGAAATGGACGATCTGAATAAGATCACCTATGTTGTACGGGCGGGCAGCCAGTCTGGTCGTGTGGTAGAAGTTATCCGAGAACGATCAGATTATGCTAAACTAAAGGAGATGTTTAACAACCTGACGGAAGAAGAAAAGCAAGAGTTTATAAAAGACATTCAGGGGAGTAAAACTGATGGATAATACTGAATCAAAAGCACTTGGGTGCGCCACTTTGATATTCATTCTCATCGTGGCTTATGCGGCGATACGGATATTCATCCCTAGCGATGGCGACAGGCAAACAACCAGGGTCGCATCCGTCGATGAGACAGACGCCTTTATCTGGTGCAAGGATCACGTTAGAGATAGGCTAAAATCACCAGCGACAGCGAAGTTTCCATTCGTCGAATTCTCTCACCGTGATCTGGGCAACAACACCTGGCGCATCATATCCTATGTTGACTCACAGAACAGTTTCGGGGCGCTGGTGCGCACAAACTGGGCCTGCGAAATTCAATACAGCAATGGCGCATGGCAGCTTCAGGACTTGACGTTGAGTGGACAATAAAAACACGCCATTTCCGCCGGGGGCTGCTGTTGTCTTTTACGGGCGAGACAGCGGCGGGTCAAAACAAAACCTGTCCGTTACCCAGCAAGAGGCGGTGGTCCAGGATTGGTGCAAGACAAACGACTACAATCTAACGCGCATATTTGCGGACACAGCCAGCGGGGGCAGCACAGCCGGGCGTGATCAGTTCGATGCTATGATGGCTTACTTCCTGCACGGGGCAAGCGAAGCGGGGGTCGTATTTTGGGATCTGTCCCGCTGGGCGCGCAACTTCGACGACGGGCAATACTTTCTCGCCAGCCTCAGACGCCAGGGGTATCAGGCGCATTCCCTGGAAGAATACATCCCGCCGGGATCAATCGGCAAAGTGGTTGAAAGCCTGCATTTATGGGCGGCGGAAGAATACCGGGAACAGTTATCACGCAATGTCAAGCGTGGCCTGCATTACATGATCACGGTCCACAAAGCGTATCCGCGCCCGCACATATCCATCGGTTACAAAAAACAAGCGGTAACCATCGGGTTACGCCGAGACGGGAAAGCGCACGTCATCAACCGACTGATACCAGATCCAGCCACAGCGGACAGGGTTCGCCAGGCGTTCGAGATGCGCGCTGCCGGCTACTCGATCGAAGAGATACACAAAGAAGTCAAGTTGTATAAAACGGCGGGGGCGTACCATCATCTATTCCGAAAAGAGTTGTATATCGGCGTTTTTACCTTCGGCGGAGTACGTGTGGAAGACTTCTGCGAACCGCTGGTCGATCTGGAGACCTGGGATACTGTGCAGGAAATCAACCGCAAATGGGGAGACCAGCAGCTAAACGCCAGGCGCATCACATCCAGCTTTTTATTATCCGGGCTGGCGTATTGTGACATATGCGGGGCGTTGATGACGGGGCGAGACAGCAAGCAGGGTGGGCGTCGCTACTATCGTTGCTCGATGACGAATAATACAAATTTTGACAAACGATGTCAGACCCTGGGTATCAAAGACGAGGTAGTAGATAAAGCGGTATTACAAGCGGTACACGATGCGTTGCAAGAAGATGCCATTTTGGACGTATTAGCCGAAGCGATCCGGGCAATAGACAAAAACGATCCAATAGCAGACGAACTGGCGCAGGTAGAATTGCAAACAGAACGCAATGCGCAAGCCATAGCCAACGTCACCAGGGCGATCGAGGAACACGGTCACAGCCAGGCTTTGCTGTCACGCTTATTTGAGTTAGAAAAAGAGTATGGGCGTAAACAAACCGAACTAAACAGACTACGCGCCAGGGAGATCAGACATCAGCGCAGCCTAGAAGCCATGCAGCCGGGCGAGATCCAAAAACAGGCACTGGCGGCAAAGATGCAGATACGTGCGGACCGCAGAGAACAGCAGTTAGCGATCCGGGCATTGGTGCGTGAAGTTAGACTAGCAAAAACGAAAGACGGCAGGCAATGGGGGACAGTAAAACTAATTCTACCGGGGACAGAGATCGAAATTGAGAGAGAATTGGCGTTTATATAACGTAACCGAAGTCACAAATCCCTATAATCACGCATAAAGCACGCTAGTTTATTGCACATCCTTGCTACTTGTGGTATAGTGCTTATGGTTACAGTACATGGCACAGTCACATCATATCTACGCCATGACTGAACCGACCAGGAGCATAACATGAGGCGCGATCACAAGCCGAGAGTAATATGGTCAATCGTGTGGATCATCGTTGTACTTTTTATAGCCTGGTGGATAGGGGGCGAATATTACAAGCCATACCCGCCGCCCACCCAGGCGGTCACGCCTACCCGGACTTCACAGCCCACCTGGACAGCGACGAACATCCCCACCGACCAGCCTACCGCAACACCCACAGCATCCCCTACTAACCAACCAACTGACCAACCTACCGCAACACAGACGCCAACACCGACGGACCAACCTACCATTCAACCGGTAGAGACAGCCACGCCGACGGCAACCACTTTGCCTATCCTATACGATTCCGTAGAGGATAAAGAATACGAGTGCATGACATTCTATATTCGCCCGTGGGGTATCAAGGTAATTTACCGCTGCTGGCTGCCGCAGCCAACCGCCACGCCAGACGGCAAATTTGACGGTTCGCCGATATTTGTCCCATGATGATAGATGACGCCATTGAACTTCTCAACCTGCGAGATGTGCGTATTGCCGAAGAGTTACAGCTTGCGCAGGTAGAGATCGGCATACCATGGGAATTGTCGGGCGACTGGATGATCGTCGGTGACGTACACGTTCCGACCACCCGGTACGGCTTCGCTTCGCTAATATCTGAGGTCGCAAAAAAGCATCTAAAGAGACCGCGCAAACTGCTAATTGCTGGCGATATGTTCAACATGGACAGCTACTCAGCCTACGCTGCGGTAGTGTCTCAGCCATCCTGGAAGCAGGAACAGGCAGCCGCTAAGACGCTGATCAAGTTATGGCTGGAGACGTTTGACGAAGTGCGCCTGATCCTGGGCAATCACGAACGCCGCTTGCAGAAGTGGCTCCAGGGCGAATTCAGCGAGGAGGACTTTCGCGGTCTGATTTACTCAAATACAAAATTCCTACTTTCCAACTTTGGCTGGTGTACGATCCGTTCTAACGGCACGGTTTGGCGAGTGACGCATCCGAAGAATTACTCAGTCAACCAGCTGAACGTCGCCGAGACTATCGCCTGGAAATATCACGCTAATGTTATATCTTTCCACGAACATCATTTATCGCTCGGCTGGGACAGGTTCAAGCGGTTCGTCATCGTCAACGGCGGTTCGTTGATCGATCCGTCCAAGGTCCCGTACAAGCTGCTGGACGATAACAAGTCGGCTGAGTTTGCGCCAGGGTTCGTCATGCTGCGCAACGGAACGCCGTACATATTCGGACAACCGCCGATCACGGATTGGGGCGCATGGAAGATAGACCTGACATTGACATCATAATGACGCTTCTCAGCGTCGAGGAAAGCGCGGACAAAGATGGTTTTACGTCTACGGAAATATACGAGACATTGAAGGCGCGCAACAACGGAACGCCGATGGTTGGCAAGAATAAGTTAGTGACATTACTCAGGCAGGCGGTGGAAGCTGGCAAGCTGGAGGCAGCCTGGGTGCAGCGGGTGACATCCTGGGGCGTCGAGGTACGGCGGCAGGGGTACCGTGTCAAAGCGCAATCCTGAACAGCAACGGCGGCGGCGCTATGTGAAGCGAGAGCAGCCGAAGGAGACAGTCAAACAAAATGGCGAAAGTGGCAAAACTGGAAAAGGAATTCAAAAATCGGATAGTGGGGTATGCGGAAGTTGACCCCGAACAATTGTTAGCGCATCCTGAGAACTTCCGCTTGCATCCTGACAGCCAGCAGCAGGCGCTAGCAGGTGCGATTGACAGCATCGGCTACATTGATCCCGTGCTGGTGAACAAGAACACAGACACGGTGATTGATGGTCACTTGCGCGTGTCGCTGGCGTTGCGATCTGGCGTCAAAAGCATCCCCGTCACCTACGTCGACCTGACGGAGGACGAAGAGCGCCAGGCGCTGTTGATGCTTGACCCGATTGCGGCATTGGCGGCAAGTGACAAGACGAAGCTAGACGAGTTACTCAGGCAGGTGAACAGCGATGACGAGCGGGTTCAGCAGATGCTGGCTGATTTGGCGAAGGCGAATGGGCTTGAGTATGGCGATGCCCCGCCCGAGGATCCAGGCGCACAGATTGACAAGGCTGAGGAGTTGCGCGAGAAGTGGGGCGTTGAGCTTGGGCAACTATGGCAGTTGGGCGAGCATCGCTTGATCTGCGGTGACTGCACGGATAAGGCGGTGGTTGATAAGGTGATGGGGGGAGAGAAGGCGCAATTGGTTTATACCGATCCCCCGTATGGCGTCGATTACGATGGAGGCACAAAAGTAAGGGAGAAATTGTCTGGAGACGCAACAACCGATTTATATATGCCTGCCTGCCAGGTATCCGCTGATTACTCAGACGAAAAAGCAGCTTTGTATTTATGGCATGCAGGAGTTAAGGGGATAGCGGCAGCGGCAGCGGCAGCGGCAGCGGGCTACCAGATACGTTGTGAGATTGTCTGGAATAAGAACCACGCTCAATTCGGGGCGTTGTCGGCGCAATACAAACAAAAGCACGAGCCATTATATTACTGTTTCAAATCAGGAAATGCGCCGCGCTGGTTTGGTCCGAAAAACGAGGTAACGGTTTGGGATTGCAATCGAAGCAATAGGAACGACTACCATCCAACACAAAAGCCGGTTGAGTTGGCGGAACGCGCTATCAATAATAGTAGCGAAATAAACAATATCATTTCTGATTGGTTTCTTGGCAGTGGTGCTACCCTCATCGCCTGCGAGCGTCTCAACCGCAAGTGTCGAGCCGTCGAAATCTCGCCAGCCTACTGCGCAGTCGCAATCCAGCGATGGGTCGATATGACAGGCGGCGAACCGGTGTTGGTGAATTAAGGCAGTAAAATGGCAAATACAGATCGTGCGATCTCGGCATTAGAAAAACAAAAGACGGCGCTAAAACTGCGTGCTGCTGGCGTCGAGTATACCGACATTGCGCATCAACTCGGTTATAAAACAGCATCTGGCGCACACAAGGCGGTAACAACTGCGCTAAGAAAAACGCTTCAAGAGCCAGCCGACGAACTGCGAACGCTTGAATTAAACAGGCTGGACGTTATGCTGAAGTCGATCTGGTCAATGGTCATCGTAGGCAATCCGCAGTATATCGTTATTGCGCTAAAAATATTAGAGCGCCGTGCCAGGCTGCTCGGATTAGACGCGCCAACAAAGCAAGACATCACCAGCAAAGGCGAGCAAGTAAACGTGGTTCTCTACCTGCCAGACAACGGGCGGCACGATGACAACCAAGACAATTGAGATCAAAGCACAGCCTAAGCAGGAAGCGTTCCTGTCCTCACCGGCGGACATCGTCATTTACGGTGGTTCAGCTGGATCTGGCAAGACGTACAGCCTGCTACTGGAGCCGCTTCGCCATCACAAGAACGGCAAATTCGGGGCGGTATGCTTCCGGCGCACATACCCGGAGATCACCAACGAAGGCGCATTATGGGACGAGAGCGAGAATATTTACCCGCTGTTCGGCGGCAAGCCGGTGAGGGGCGATTTGTACTGGCAGTTCCCATCCGGCGCAAAGATCAGCTTCGCACATCTACAGCACGAGAAGAATCTCAACGATTACCAGGGATCCCAGATCGCTTTACTCATGTTTGACCAGCTGGAGCATTTTACAGCCAAGATGTTCTTTTACATGCTGAGCCGGAATAGATCCGTGTGCGGCATCAAGCCATATTTGCGAGCAACATGCAACCCGGAGCCGGGCTGGTTGGCAGACTTTCTGGCGTGGTGGATCGATGACGACGGATACGCCAACCTGGAGCGAGCGGGCAAGGTACGCTGGTTTATGCGCCAGAACGAACAGATCGTTTGGGCTGATACGGCGGAAGAGCTAAAAGAGCGTTACCCGCTGTCAGACGCCAAAAGCCTGACATTCATCCCGGCGACCATCTACGACAACCCGATTTTACTAGACAAAGACCCTGGCTACATTGCCAACCTGCAAGCATTACCGCTGGTTGAGCGAGAACGCCTGTTAGGCGACCGTGCGCGCGGCGGCAACTGGAAGATCAAACCATCGGCGGGCAAGGTATTCAACCGGGCATGGTATCGCATGGCGGACGTATTACCGCCATGCGGGATCGTTGTTAGACGTTGGGACTTCGCCGCCACAGAAAAAGAGTTGAATAAACCAGATCCAGACTATACCGCATCCTGCCTGATGGTAGCGGTCAACGGCAGTTATTACATCCTAGACATAACCGCAGACCAGATTGACCCGGCGCGGCTTGAGACGACTTACGAGAACATCACACGCCAAGACGCGGTCAGATTTGCGCAAGAGAACCGGCGCTACATGAGCCGCTGGGAGCAAGAGCCGGGCAGCGCGGGCAAGCGTGAGAGCTGGCGCATGACCCGCAAGATGGCGGGCGTAGACGCCAGGGGCATATCGAGCCATCTGGACAAGCTAGTCAGAGCCAGACCACTGGCGGCACAGACCGAAGCTGGCAACGTCTACCTGATGCCTGGCGCATGGAACGAGATGTTTCTCGACCACATGCACGGACAGCCAGAGTTAACGCATGATGACATAATGGACGCCTCAGCCGGTGCGTTTACCGACTTGTTAGGCGAGGGAACGCAGACATTACAGACGGCTAGAAATCCATTCTACAAGTAGGAGAGTGACACATGGATTTGACATTCGCAAAAACATTTTTACAGCAGAAAGCCAACGAGCTGGGCTTCGAGGGGCAGGTAGCGATCAAACAGCCTGATTACGTCGGACCCGTGCTATTCGTGGCGGAATACCCGGACGGATCATTCGTTGACCTGGGGCGATCTGTGCAGGACGCAGAGGCGACTATCCGGCGGTTAGTTGGCGCTACGTCGGTCAAGCCGGTGACGATCAGACCCGCGCCAGTTGAGACGGCTGCGCCAGTGGCAGCGAAAGCGAAGGCAAAGAGATGACAGACGAAGTTGTATTATCCGACATCGAATTCGGGGATTGGGGCAAACTTCCGCTAGAAAAAGCGATGGAAGTATTGATCGCTACCCTGGACCACTTTGACCAGGAAGGTGTTATCGAAGCTGAGCAAAAGCACCAGGCGATGATTACCGCTGCAAAGCGCTATTATGACGGCAACCACGTCAAGCCGCTAAAGATCGAGCCGGGCGAGCCGGATGATAATGTCATCGTCAACTTTAGCCGCACGATGGTTGATGATGGCGTATCCTGGCTATTCGGCGATCCTGAGACCGGGCAGATCACATTCGAGACCGAAGGTCAGGACATGACCGGCGAAGAAGGTAACTGGTTCGACGAGCTGTGGGAATCATCCGGCGGGCTAAAGTTACTCAAGCGCCTGGGCAAGCGTGGCGGTATCAGCGGGCATAACTTCGTCAAGCTGGTCGACCCGGACGAAGGCGAGTTGTATCCGCAGATCGTGGGGCTTGACCCGACGATGGTAGCGGTGCGCACAGATCCGAAAGACAGCGACAGAGCGGTAGCATATCGCCTGGAATGGCTGACGAGAGAGATCGTGCCGTACACAGCCAACCGGCGCGAAGAGTATGTCAATCGCCAACTGACCGTCAATGCCGGCACGGCAAAAGAGCCGTTCTGGCTGATCGCTGAATTCAAATCGCCCAACCGCCGCAAGAAGAAATGGGAGATCACCAGCGGTCCGTACGGCTGGCCTTACCCGTGGTCGCCGATCCATGACGCGCCGAACATTGACCCAGCTTGGGGATACTACGGGCTGAGCGACCTGGAAGACGCCGCCTGGCTGAATGACAACGTAAACTTCTTAGCATCGAACACCATGCGCATATTGAAGATACACGCGCATCCGCGCACAGTTGGCACGGGCTTCACGGCGAACGACATCCAGGACACCAGCATCGACGCATTCTGGAGCATCCCGGCTGAGAACGCCAAAGTTTACAACCTGGAGATGCAAAGCGACCTGCAATCGAGTTTAGCCATGCTGGACTTCGTGCGGGGTGCATTCTGGACCATCGGGCGCGGGCTTGATGTCAGCGTATACAAAGACAAGATCGGTCAGATAACTAACTTCGCTTTGCGAGTATTAGCGATCCGGGCGCTGAACAAGATGGGCGATAAGCGCATAAGCTACGGCAAACTGATCCGGGACATCAACGACCATGCGCAAGAGATGATGGGTATTGAGAAGCCTGAGCCGACGGTTATCAACTGGCCTGTACCATTACCAATTAGCGACAAGGAAGAGCTTGAGAGTTTGTCAACCGAAGTGAGCCTGGAGATCGTCAGCAAGCAGACCGCCGCCGAAGAGCGGGGCAGGTCGTGGGAAAAGGAACGCGGGCGGATAGCAGCCGAGAAGGAAGAGAACGTAAGCTTTGGCGAGTATCTGCTGCGCAACTTTGACAGAGGTGGCGTAGATGTCGAGTAAAAGAGTTTTTAACCCGGATGACATGATCGGCAGGAAAGTTTTCACCCCGGCGCAAAAAGGATTTATACCGGACACTCCGCGCATGGTATCGATCTATGAATTGCGTGACAAGCTGCTGCCGTTTATGACGGGCATACCCTGGGCGGAAGATGCGCTGATGGATTTATGGCAGATGGGAGCGCCATCGCCTAACCCGGCGGATGTGCCGTGTGAGCATAACTGCGAGAGTGCGGCGCGGGGCGGTCCTACGTGCGGCAAATGGGGCTGCCGCAAAATCAAACGCTTGCTACTGCCGAGCCAGTTCGCTGAATGGTGGCGGCAGGTGAGCGAGCGCCAGGGAGTTGAGCTGCGTGTCAAATAAGGAGTGGGCGCAATGGAAGGATTAACGCGGGTAATCGTAGCGGTATTTATGATATTGATCTTATTAGTAGGCTGGGTCTGGGTATTCAACTACGTCTTTGACCTGGGGATCGTTATCACGGCAGCCATGCTGGATTTCTTCGTCAAGGCGACCATCTTTGTATTGGCGCTGCTGGTGACCATCGTCCTGATCGTCGTTCTGAGGGAATTATGACCAATCGAGTGGCGCTGATCCTGGTTAACTATAACATGGCGGAACGCACCGACGCGCTGGTAGCAGCCGTCAGGCGTCACGCAACCTGTCCGGTTGATTACTTCATCGTCGACAACGGATCGGACATCTCGCAGCCCAGTAAGTACACGACGGTTAACCTGTTCCCGAACCAACAGACGACGGCTGGCTGGCTGGCAGGATTACGCGCCGCTAAAGATTGGGGCGAATACTTTGCCTATTGGTTCATGATTACGAGCGCCGAGTTCCCGGTGGGGCATGGCGATCCTGCACCGATGGTTAACTTCTTGCGTGACAACCCGGATGCGGTGGGTATTCACCCAGCGTTATCGGCGGGCAGTACCACGCATTGGACGCACATGATAACCAGGGGCGGTTGTGCGCCGAGACAGACCTGGATGATCGACAACATCGCCAGCCTGTACCGGGCGGATTGGTTCGATAGCATTGGCTGGTTTGACGAACGTTTGATTTACGCCTGGGGTATCGACCTGGAAACGTGCTGGCAGGCGCGCATACACGGGCGTACGTTGTGGATTGACGAGCGCTGCCGGGTGAAGAAAGTTACCGACATCGGCTACAAACTGCAACGGATGAACATGAGCGCAAACGAAAGGCAGGTGAGAGCTACTGAGAACATGCACAAAGTATTGGGCGAAAAGCATGGGCGCAATTGGTGGGAGATGATGACCACCGAAGGCGTAACGGACGAGATGCGATGATAGCTGAAGAGCTTACGATGGAATGGACGCCGGAAACGGACGATCAGGCGAATTTGCTTAGCAGAGCGCATGACATCCAGGTAGAACGCGCAAAGCACATGACCAGCGTAAATAAAGCTATTCTAAAAGCGTTTGACGGCATGATCGAATTACCAGAGCCGATGAACATCTACGCTGTCACGTTATGCAATCTAAACGTGATGGATGCGCCAGAGTACGGAGCCACGTTCATCGGCGTGATACCGGAAGGCACGAGAGTGCCGGTGATCCGCTTTGTATATGCGGAAGACGCCGCCAAGATTTACATGAGCATCGGCGGTTATCCTGAGCAATTTATCACGGCATATCATAATCATAAGGCGAATGTAAGTTATTAGGAGGCAAAAAAATGAGTGATAGTAAAAGTAGCAATACTAGCATTGGATTTTTAGAAGTTCTATTACTCGTGTTCATTGTTCTAAAATTGATTAATGTTATAGATTGGTCGTGGTGGTGGGTGCTTTCGCCACTGTGGATACCTGTATCGATAGCAGTAATAATAGGTGTTACGCTGAATTTTATAGGGAGGAACAAATGACAGACTACATCCACGGAATAGATATCAGTAAATGGCAGTACGACAAAGAGCTTACACATAAATTCGACTTCACAAAAGCAAAAGCAAAAGGCGCACAATTCTGCGCCATCCGAGCCACAGTAGGCGATTACTACACCGATGCGACCCTGGAGCGCAACGTCAAAGGCTGCCAGGACGCCGGGCTTGTACCGATGACCTACAGCGCGCCAGCCTACAGCGACGGCGAGTACAGGCCGAGAGTGATCCAGCCAGAGACAGCCGTGCAGCGTTACCTTGATGCGGTAGGACCGTATGACATTGATCCAGATGCTAACGTGCTGGACCTAGAGATCATCCGCGGCACGTATGCGCAGACACGTATGCACTGGAAGATGGTTGCAAAGCTGCTGGTTGAGCAGACAGGCGGGATGACCTGGTATACGCGTAAGAATATCGCCGATCCCATTATGACGCCCGACGCGGCGTTCTGGCGGAAGTATTGGAATTGGTTCGCCAACTACACGACGGCAGCCCAGCCTGTAATCGCCGACTTTGTGGATACGTGGCATTGCTGGCAATATTCATCCACGGGTTACGGCAAGGAATACGGCGCATACTCGCCGAACATTGACCGCAACTGGATGAAGCCGGAGATGTTCGCGGCGATCACCGGGCAAGCGCAACCGGATCCGGATCCACAGCCTGGACCCGAATATCCAGTTTTACTAACCGAGATTATTATAAACGGGATTATATACCGGGGAGAGATGCGGCGATGAGCGATGAATATAAAAAAAGTGTAATTATCGGGGCTGATCTTACGGTATTCTCCAGGGTCACTCTGAGACACATAGGATGTATTTGTGATCTTACGGGTGGCGAGTTTATCTGGATCAATCCAGGTTGCCCAGTTCACGGCGATATGTTGTACGGATACGGAGCGGCAAGCACCGCTGCGTTTCCGGCAAGTGATGTCAGGTATGGTATCAAACTGCCTGAGGTAAAGCCATGAAGAAGATCATCGGATTGATACCAGCAGCGGGAAAGGGTTCCCGTTTGGGGCTGCCATTCCCGAAGGAGCTTTACCCGGTGGTCGCGGGTAATTCTGTTGTACCAGTAGCAGCTTACGCCATGTCACAGATCGACGAAGTGACAAATCGCTGCGTAGTCGTCATCACGCCGGACAAGCACCAGCTGA